TGTGGCAGGATCTTAATTTGACTTAGAGGCGCAACCGGGTCAGCCGACTTGGATGCGTCCACCAGCGTACAGAGTCCCCATTCGCCCATCAGGTTCGCAATGGTGTTCCGACGAGCAACGTCGTTATCGGACATATTCGATGGCTTGCCGTCTAGCTCAAACAGTTCCTTGAAATGGACGATGTAGTACCGCCCCTGTTTGTGTAGGATGTGGCAGGACTGGTAGAGGACATTTTGATTCTTGGCGGCAACCCCAATACGGGTCAGGGTTTCGCGGACTTTGAGGAAATCGTTCTTCTCGGCTAGAAGAATCTCAACCAACTTTTCGATGCTCATGATTACTCACCTTTTTCTAATTTTCGTTTCAGTGAGTTGATCTGATCGTCTGTCAGGATATTGAGAGCATCCAGAGCCTTAGCATCTGAGTATCCATAGTATTCTTTTACGACTGCCAAATCAACCGGCTCGACACGCTTTGCCCATTTTGCGAATGGTCTTCGGCATGGCTTGACAATATTTAGCAGAAAGTCATATTTGAGTTTGTTGTCCAGACCGGGATACTTGTTAATCTCATTGGCGATAAGAACCGTATCGGGGAACTGCGACAGGGCGCGTCCTACAACGAAATGCGGGTATTGCCGTTCGTCCTGTTCGGTGTGAAGACAATGCTGCTTCGTGGAGAGGATCGACGGCAGGATTTCTTTGAATAGGTCAGCCATTGTGCTTCTTCATATAGGAAAGGACAGCCTCTATTTCTTCCACGGTGGCATCGTTCTTTAGCTTATTGGCGCGAAAAGATATTACCTCCACATTACCCCTAATATAGCCCAATTCCGGCAATATCCTATCTAAAGACGCACAGTACCTCATATTTCTAACCACTTCCTTGCGGAACTCTACACCCAAGACAGGACAGCGTTCTGGAATCACAATATCCTCAAGAACAAGATCAAAAGGAAGTCCCTTTGTTTTTGCGCGAGTTCTAGCGTTTCGCAACATCACTTTTCTTTGGTCTTTCATTATTTCTTCCCTATAGTGTTTGCGATTCGCTTCGTTGAAGCTATCTCTACCACGCTTAGTTCTGTATGCCTTATCACTTTTAGCTTTGCGTTCTTTCGATTCTGGTTTTGATCTACTTCTTTTATCGTACTCACACTTTTTCGCTTTCCATAGTGGATCACTATTCCACTTCTCTTTATTTTCTTTCCATCGTTTGCGACCATACTCAGAACGTCTTGAAGTATACCTCTTGCTTCTTTCTTTCCTCTGTTCTGGTGTAAACTTCGTCCACCATTTCGCGGTCTTAGCTCTCTGGTATGCTCTAGTCTTAGATGGAGAAACCATCAGCCCGGTTTCTGGATCAAGAACCTTTGTTCCCATTACGCCTTCTCGTCCTGCTCAGTCGGTATTTGGGTTAGATGAAAGAGCAATCTGACATAATCTCAGTAAGACAAGCCACTAAATTTAATTCTTGATCACTCACGAATGCCGCTTGAAATTGATATTTTGCTATATGTATAACTGCTTGTGGAATATCTTCCTTCTTCATGACTTCGTACAGGGAGTCGTATATCTTGCGGAACAGCCGTGCGCTATCGTCGTTACCATGCTGCGCAACCCACTGTCGCATGTTGCGGAAGTTGCGTTCCTTGAGTGACTTGACCAGTTCCGTGATTGTGATATCGGACACGTTCGCGAGAATACCCTCGTCAATCGTGCCGGATACAGAGTATCGTTGTAGCTCATTCAGAACGCGCCGATAGTCAGGGAAGAACTTCTTGATGACCTCTGCGACCACCGGCAACTTGTAGGACACGCCTTCGGTCTTGAGAATCTCGTCTACCCGGCGCATGAACTCACGCGCCATCTTCGGCTTGTCTTCCGGCTTGAGCTTGAACTCAACTACCGCGCAGCGTGATGCCAGCGGTTCGATGATCCTGTTCTTGTAGTTACAAGTCAGGATGAAAGTGCAGTTGTGAGCAAACTCTTCCATCGCGCCGCGCATGGCTGGCTGTGTGGAATTCGGATTCAGGTAGTCAGCCTCGTCAATGATGATGACTTTCTTAGCCGCGAACATCGACATAGAAGATGCGTAGTTCTTGATCTTCACGCGGAAGGTGTCGATACCCGATTCATCGGAACCGTTGAGCATCATGTAGTCACAGCCTATCTCTTCACAGAGAGCCTTGGCGATTGTGGTCTTACCGACGCCGGGAGTACCACACAACAGAAGATGTGGGATTTCCTTACGGTCTACGAATGCCTGAAAGGTGTCCTTCAACTCAGTAGGTAGGATACACTCTTGAACCGTCTTCGGACGATAGCGTTCGACCCACAATGATTCATTCATGGCTGTTTCCCGAAATCGTCTTTGTAGGATCCTTCTCGGCAGCGACGGATGCGTTCCCTGCGGAACTCACGGTATAGGGTTTTCCATTTTTCAGGAATCGCGAATTGAAGTCCACGTTTTTCAATCTCCTCAAAAATCTTATATGTAAGATTGTTTATCATAATGTAAAGGGCGGGATCATGCCGGTTTCACAATCCCGCCCGAATCTTGCTTAACCCAAGACTCTTAGAGAACGTTTAGACGCCAGATTTGCTGTTCAAGATATTCGATAGCAGTCGCAACATCTCTCGTCTGTCGAGCAATGCGATCCATCATACCAGAATCCAATTTCTGTTGTGGGCATTTCGCATCGGCAGGATTATTGAGTACCTGTGGTCCGAGAAGACTATCTGCCCTATCACGAACTCTGGAATGTAGCTCCTCAAGTCGCTTTAGACATACATCAAGTCGGTCGGTGATTTGACTGGTTACAGGCTCTTGTGTCGCCGGTTCAACTCCGCTTCCGCATTGCTGTGCTTCGTCCTTATACATATCACGATTCACATCACGATAGCCGGGAGGTGCAGGTCGCCATCCACTATGTTCCATTCCCATTTTCATCTCCTATTAGCTCACTATCTGATACAGTTCATTGACTTCGGCTGCGACCGTATTCTCTTCCTCAATGTTATGCTTGTGGAATGCTCGCGCAGCCTTACGGGTCAATCGCTTGTTCAGTTCGAATTCTTCCGCGCAACGGTTGACGATTTCGCGAATGTTATCGCGCTCGGCTTCCATACGGACAAGTGAATTTGAAATCTCTCGCATACAGGACTTCAGTGAAGTAATCTGTTGTGGTGTAAATTGTGGGATAGCCATGGTAAGACCTCTTAGAAGGTAGATAATGCCGATTCGACAGCAACGTAATATTCAATCGGTTTTTCGGTGTGTTCGAACTTCGCCAAACCCTTTGTCAACTTAACACCATAGTTGCCGTCGAGCATCTTCCAGTTCTCCACCTTGAGAACATAGACAAACTTGCTTTTGGTCGGGGCAATCTCAGTCGATGACATATCAGACGAATCATCCTTTTCGTCATGAGACTGGATGTAGATTTTCTTGCCGTCGCCACGGAAGATCATGTGTGGTGATGCCGAGATACCCGCGCTCTTGCGCTGCCAGAGAAGGTCTTCGGAAGACAGGGTAAACTCATGTTCTGGTTTATCCATCGACAATTTCTTGTCGGGAATGATTGCCGTGATGACCTTCGGTGAGCTATACTTGATGTAGTCTGACCGCTTGCCGTCTGCGCTCTTGAATGTGAGTTTGTCGGAATCGAACCCTAGCTCGCAATCCTTATACAAGGAAATCTTGGCGAGCAACCGGTTCAGGTCATAAAGACAGAACTCGGACGGGAAGGACTCTACGACTTTTGCTGATGCTAAAACCGTCTTGGTTGGTGTGATCGTTGTGAGTTCGCTTCCCGCCCGAATTTGAATGCTCTGATTAATGGTGGCGAAATTCTTGAGAATCTCAACCGTATTTTCACTTAACTTCATAAAATATGTATCTCCAAAGGTATCTCTAGTATATCACTATTCGATCAGATTGACAACCTTTTCTTCAAGGCTTTCGAGTGTATCTGAATTAGAGATTTCGGCATCGAAACCTTTTCCAACCCACGCCCACTCACTGTAATGGATATTAGGGAAAGACCGCATCTGTTGTATCGACCCGTCCCAATTAGTGCTGACGTTGTATGTTTCTGCCCAATCATACCAGACCGGTTCCAATCCACGCTTTACGCGAACCACCTTACCGCCAGCATCGCGGATCATGTCGATTTCATTTGGGAACCGAACATCGGCAAGAACGTAGTTCTTAGCAGGGTCCGTGCGGCGTAGGAGAGATAACACCCAAACGTCCTTGTGAAATACGTTCCTGCCGGATTCAGTTCCCATAAGTTGAAGGGCGAGGCGGGGCGAAAAGGGCTTACCCAATTTTTCACTCCACCACAGGTCGTCCGATTCCCGCCACAAACGAGATTCCTTTGTGTCGCCTTCCAACATCTT